TTGTTCAAACTGTTGGGTGTAGAATCTGTCGCTCATATTGTCCTTTTAATTAATATAAATATATTATACAAAAAGTATAAGCAATTGTCAAGAACTATTTTTTGGTATCTAATAAGACTTCCTAAGATGGAAAATATTTCTTGATTATGTCAATCTTTTCTTGAGCCGTTGCTATCTTTTCTACTTGTGCTTCAATTGCCTCAACAACTTCTGGATGTTCCCCGATTCCTACTGAGTTTCTTGTGTACACTATAACATTGGCTTTAGCAACTTCTACTTCTCCCTCTAGCTTTTTGACTAATGCTTCTAATAAATAATTCATGTTACCCTCTTGGTTTCCCAATCTTCTAATGCTTTCTTAATAGCGTCCTCTGCAAGTACGCTACAATGTATTTTAATTGGTGGAAGGTCTAATGCCTCAGCTATATCTTTGTCTTTTATTTGTTTAGCTTCCTCTATTGTTAAGCCTTGCAACATATCAACAAACATAGAAGAAGATGCAATTGCACTTCCACATCCATAAGTTTTGAACTTAATCCCCATAATTCTATTATTGCCAGGGTCTATCCTTAACTGTAGTTTCATTACATCCCCACAAGAAGGCGCACCAGTCATGCCAGTCGCTACTGTTGGGTCTTTGGGATCAAATCGTCCTACTGAAAATTGTTTTGGACTATTTAATACTCCTTCAAATCTATCTACAACTTCTTTACTATATGCCATTATCTTCGTAATGCCTCATCACAAAAGGCAATGATAAATCTTTCTTGCCATTTGTCCACTAGTGTTGGCAGAATTAAAAGAGGAAATGTAATAGTAAATAATACTATTGCAACTATCCATCCTAAAAATTCTGCTTTGACTAGTATACTTTTTGATTTTATTTTCTTTAAGAATTTTATACTTGGGTAATATAATCTATATAATGAGAATATTACTCCAGAAATATAAAACGCTAAAAAGTATTCCATTATAAATACTCTTGTAAGTGTGTTAAACTCCCTAAATCGTGTGCAAGACGAGTAGCACTCCTTCCTGCATTTTTAATAGTTCCAAAATAAGGAGATTCACACTCTGCCATTTCAATCTCATGAACATGGTACATTCTACTGCCATACTTCTGTTCATAGTTTGTTGGGTGGTCAGTTATTTCATCTCTTACTATAGCAATACAATTTCCTTTGATTGACCAAACTCTTTGACCACTATCAAAAGTTTCTGCTACACATTGTTCTGGTAGCATAGCTTGTTTGATACCTTCA